TGTGGTGACAGTGTAACCTCTACCAGTCGTTGCAGTTTGGTCTACTGTTCCAATAACACTTGTATTTACAGTATCTATCTCTAGTAGTTGATTTCTTACAGGTATGACATCATTTGAGTCTGGTAGAACTGTTAGACGAAACTGTGTTGACGCAGAGCCATCAACATTTGAAACACTTGTAATGAGAATAGAGTTAATTTTTATTATACCATTTTCATAATCAACTGTGCCTGCTTGACTATTAAAATAAGTTCTAACACCAGCAACCAAAGAGTATATTCTAAGGTTACCTTGACCATCATCATCAAAGAAATATTCTGTTGATGTACCATCTATGAAAAATCCTGTTGATGCAATGATTGTTGAGTGTCCAGAGTGTGGATTAAAAAATGCGTTATTGAAGTTCAGAGTATACGCAGTTGATGTCGTTGTGATTGGTGTAACAAATCTTGCAAGTGTTACAGTGGTAATATTACTCAATATCGCAGTATCAGTTTGATCAATCAATCCTGTGAGTTTTGAATATCTAAATGGTCTGTTAAAATCTTCCAAATCTGTATCCGTGTAGTTTTGTATAGTAGTGTTTACTAAAGTCTCTAACTCTGTTTTCTCTTTTGTTGTTGATGAGGAGTCATAACTAAAAGTAACATTAAGAATAATGAAAGTTGTTTCTGGGTCAACAATCACAGGAGTAATAGACGCAACTTTGAATTTTGAAAAGTCATTTACTAGTTGTGTTTTTTGTGCATCTGATAGATTAAGTCCAGTTGAACTTTTGATTGAGATAAAAACTTTACCATATTCTGGAACAGATGATACTCCAGTTGATGGGTCAAAACTTCCGTCCTCTCCACCAAAAACTGAAACAGCTTGGGTATTTGGAAAAAGTTTTTTTGCGTACACAGCATAATCATCTGATGTTACTGCACGACCCTGTGATGCAAAGTCTAGTGGTGCTTGTAGTTTGATTGAGTTTAAACTTTCTGGTTCTGCACCACCAGCTGCATTTGCAACTGTGGTAAGAGTAATATCACTTACTCCATCAATAGTCGATGGTGCAGAAAAAGATGATGCACCATTAGATGCAGTTTTATTTGTAACAACATACTCAAGAATAACTATGTTACCATCTGATAAACTTCTACTTACAACACCATCACCAAAGTAGACTTCAAAACGACCACCATCAACTTCTTGTAAATAATAAACTGTACTTGTTGATGACAGTTGTGTTATGTCTGTTGCTTTAGTATATGTGGTTGTTGTTGAGTCAGATGCAGATGTTTGAACTTTCACTGTAAGTGTTGATGTGTCTGCACGATTATCTCCTAGTAAAAATCTTTGTTCAATATCTGAGGTGTCAACCAAATATTTTGTTGTGATGAAAGAACCCTCATATATTTTAGTTGAGTCAAAGGAAACTGTTCCACCATTGTTTGTTCCTGTAACGTCTGCAATTGTAACAAACTGATAACTTGTATCATCTATTGTTGTGGAGAATGCAGTTCCAGCTGGCATTGTCTTTGTTGCACTTGTGGTTGATAATGCAATGTTAATAGTTGCAACTGGAGATCTTGCAGATGTGACTTCATATCCTAGTGTCTTTGCGTGTGAAACTATACTAGATCTCAAAGATGCACTGTCAAGAAACATTTCGTTTGCAAGCATATTTGCATTGAAACTTAGGTAGTGTGTGTTATATGCAAGGGTATCTAACAAAGTGCTCATACCAGAACCCTCAAAGTCATAGTCTTTAAATTCTGATTGGCCTTTGAGAAAAACTTTTAGATTTTGTTTTATATCATCAAAGTCTAGTTCAGTTACATTTAATCTTCTTTCATTTACAGCCATTATCGTAATCTTTCTAACATGATGGATAAGTCCACAAGTTCAGTTGGAGCATTCACAATATAAAATTCTACTGATACCTCATACGCATTACGATCTAAGTCTGGAATTGAACGAACTGAAACCAGACGAGCTCTTGGTTCAAAGTTTGTAATCACATCCTCTATCTTTCTTGCGATTACAACTGCAACTATCGGAGACATATTTTCAAACAACAACTCTCTCACACCACCAGATATCTCTGGGTGAAAAGGTTTTTCGTATGTATTCAGTTGCACAAGATTACGAATAGATCTTTTGACTGCCTGAACATCAGTGACTTTTCTTACATCATTGTCAGATGTTTTTCTTCCGAAAAATAAATCTAAATCCGTGTACTGTCGTGTCGCCCTTGCATCATTATTCAGTTGTGCATCATAGATTGCCATTTATAGACTCCTAAGTTTATATTATTTATCATGCAGAACGTAATAAGTCTAATCTTTCTTCTTCTATCCTATTAAGTAATGCTTGTCTCAAACCTATTGCTTGGTTTCCTTTTGCTGTTGTGTAGGGCAACCAGACATTTGTTTCAACCCCACCAATTATTTCAGTCTTATTTACCGAACTACCCCACTGTCCAGAACCCACAGTTGACTCTAACACACCTCTTCTCTTTTCGTCATGAATTAGATTTATTATATCTCCATCAGTCAACTTAGATATATCTTGACCCTTCAATGCGTTCTTTATAAGATTTGATCCTCCTGTGGCACCATACTGAGTTGATGTGCTCCATACTGCATCTTGGAGTGAAGCTCCTCTATCAGAAACATCAAGACCTATTTGGTTTTTTATCTTTTCAACTGCTGGTCTGAAGTTTGATGTTGAGATATATCCTGCCTGTGAATTTTGAAAATTTGTTGAGTCATCAACAGCTGCTTGTTTCCAAACTTCTCTAAACGTAGTCTTTTTACCATTTGGTAATGTCACCTCTTTATCTGGATTTCTTGCACCACTAGAACCACCAGCATCTCTTAGTTTTTGTGCTAATACTCTATTTTTATTTGTGCCAGTGCTTTCCAAATATTCAATATAATCATCCATGTTTTTATTTGTTATCTGATATGAACCATATGAGTGTCCACCATAATCAGCACCAGATGGTTCACTTATAGTTCCAGGCCCTCCGTTTGCAGATTCATATTTTTTCACAAGGTCACCCACGTTATCACGACTAACTGGATTTTTAGATTTATACATATCTTTCTTGGTCACACCTTTAACAGTCTTTGTTTTATTTGTTGAGTTTGTTGATGTGACTGTCCCCTGTGAAACCTCTGTATCCTCATCAAACGTACCCTCTATCTCTTGTGCATCTATAACACTACCAGCAGATAACTCACCACCCTCAGGCATAATATTATCTCCATTTGCATCTTTTGGTGTGTCGGTTGCACCACCTGGCGAACCATGAGATGGTGATGCATCTGTTATAACAGGTTCTATAGGTTCTGAGATTGTGGGGTTGGTTGGGTCAGTGACAGATGCAGAGCCAGGTGATGTTACATCTGGATCTGTTGCATGAGGAACAACTGCACCAGCAGTAACAGTTATAAGGTTAGAGGTTGTTGCTTTTAAATTATAGTTTCCTGTATCTATGTTCACAGTTGTACCATCAACACTCACTGTTGCACCTCTTATGTTAGATGCAGTCGAACCATTGATAGTTGTGGTTGCAGAAGTTATAGCTGCGACTGTAGATGCATCAACGTCAAAAGATGCAGTATCAATGTTTACTGTCGTCTTTGCAAAGATATCTACTGCAGCTGATGTGTGAACCTCAAAGTCACCATCAATAAAATTATTAACATTTGCATCGTGGTTGTTTGTGGTAATACCAGTAACAGAACGAGTGATAGTTGAACCATAGACTTCCGTTACTGCACCTGTTATGTCAGACTCTAGAGTCCCACCAACATTGATTATTACATTCTCACCTATCTGTTGTGTATAGTTTTCCTCTACTTCTATGTTTAGATTTTTACACTTTATGTTTAGAGTTCCACCACTTGTAAAAAACACATCCTTAAAAATATTTCTATACTCATTTCCTCTGACGAACTCATAATTATCTTTTACAATTCTTTCGTGACGATTACCTTCTTCGTCTATCTCTCTAAATGTACCTGACTTGTGATACTCATGCAATCTTGTCTTACCATCTGTGTCATCATATTCTACTATATGACCAGACTCAGTTTCAAATACATGGTTCTTTGGATACTTTGCATCGTAAGTTGTTTTAGGCTCATCAAAGAATGAACCATCTGCAGCTGGAACTCCCAAAGACCTATCCACACTTTTATCTGTTACTACAGTAGATGATATCTTCTCATTTCGTGCAAGACGATTAGTGTCTGACTCCTCTAAAAAATCTGTCTTGGGGTAAACTCCATTAGGGTCGTAGAAACCTTTTGAAGTATTTGGTTTCTCATCTGGAACACCAGGCAGTGTTCCGATAATAACAGGTTGTTGTT